TCAAATCATCCAGCCACCAGACCAAACCACCCGGCCGACAACTTGTAGGCGCTCCAGTCGATCTGCTGGGACGCTTATAGTCTGATAGGCCGTGTTGGCACTGATCACAAGCACGCCGCCATCTAGCTGGCGCTGCAATCTCTTGGCGTAAAGCAGGTCATCCAGGCGGATTACGTAGAACGCCTCGCCTTGGATCACGTTCCGGGAAAGATCAACCATAACCGTATCCCCATCCTTTAGGGCTGGCTCGTTGGAGTCTCCGTCCACACGCACGGCAGCAAGCTGTGAGGCCACTAGGCCCTTTTTCGTGAGGCTGTACTTTGTAAACGCCAGCATCGTCAGGATGCGCGCTCCATCGCTCCACGCGCCATGTCCTTGGCTGATACGGGCATCGTACAGCGGTACATAGGCATAAATGCTTTCGTCGACTGCTTGAGCTTGCGCGCCTTCTGAGGGGTACATCTCGCCCCGGCCCGAGGCTATCCAGTCAAGAGACACCCCTACAGCAGAAGCCAGCAACGCCAACGAGTTAAACGCTGGCATCCCTTCCCCTGCAATCCATCTCTGAAGAGACGACAGAGCCACTTTTGCGGCTTCGGCAGCCTGTTTTCGGGATTCGAAAAGGCCAGCGACTGTCGCTATTCGAGTTTCTATTCCCGAATTCGGAAAAGAAACCGCATTTTCGCCCTGCGGAGGATGTTTCTTTTCCGTGTAAGTCACTGAATTCACTAGTTTTTTCCCATTTCGACAAGTGTGAAACCCAAAAACGAGAATGAAAACTCCCGAATTCGGTTTACCAAGTCCCGTATACGGGATATATTGTCCTAAACCGGCCGTTAGAAAGCCAAAAAAAACCACCCGAGATGATGGTTATTAAATGGAAACCTTCGACATACCGCTCGATTTAGAAAGGCGCTGGGAGTGGATCAAGTTTCAGCTCCGCGTTCGCGGCACCAACTTTGCCGATCTTGCGAGAAAGCATGATCTCAACGAGCGCGCAATCCGCAATGCCAAGCAAAGACCCTACCCGAGGGTAGAGAGAGCAATTGCTCAAGCCCTAGGGCTTCAGCCTGTGCAGCTGTGGCCTGAGCGTTGGAATGTAGACGGCTCTCCACTTCGCCAGCGTCCGAACCGTGCTGAATCTAATTCGGTATATCCGAAGCATACCGAAAAACGTCCGGATGGTCACAGTAAAACCCAGCGAGACGAGTCCGATGCGTGATTGGTATTCATCCCAGGAACTGGCAGGGCTGCCGGGGCTTCCAGGCTCTGTGCCGGGCGTTCGAAAGGTCGCTTTGCGGCTTGATTGGGAGTGCCGGAAACGCAGTGGAAGCAAGGCGATTGAATACCCCTTTACTTGTCTTCCAGCAGAAACCCAAGCGGCACTAATGGCTCAGTCCATTGCAGAGGCCGTGCCTGTGACCACAGCGCCGACCACTGAAGCAATTGGCGTGGCAACAGCTCCTGTAGTGAACAAAGGGGCTGCGCGCCTGACCGATGTACAGAGGTCCGTAATGGCGGCCCGGTTGTGCTTCATTCGGGAGATTGAGCGAATGAGTTCCGTCGTTTCGCAGAATCGAGCTATTGAGGTTCTGGTCAAGCAAGCCCACAGCAACGACTTGAGCCCATATCTCATGGAGCGGCTTGAGCTGGCAAACAACAAAAAGTCCGGAAGTCGTGCACTGTCTGAGCGGAGCCTGAAACGTTGGCTTGCCGCATACAGAACAGGCGGCGAAGTCGGATTGGCGCCACTGCGCCAGCGTCCGAACCTGACTGTTCCGGACTGGGCCAAGGATTTTTTGCGGTGCTATCAGCGACCAACTAAACCAAGTGTTGCCGCGAGCTATGCCGAGTTCTCCAGGAAGTACGAAGGCACGTTGCCCAGCATTCATGCTGTCCAGCGGTTCCTGAAAAAGCTTTCTCCGGAGGCGTTACAGGCTGGGCGCATGAGTCCTCAAGAACTGAAGTCGTTGCAGCCATTCCGCCGAAGAACCACCAAGAACATGTTTCCAGGTGACGTGTACACGGCGGACGGACACAAGTTTGACGCAGAGGTCATTAACCCGATTACGGGTAAACCCTACCGGCCTGAAATCACCACCGTTATGGATGTGGCCACCCGGAGAGTGGTCGGCATATCTGTTGGGGAAGCTGAGTCGGCAATAGGTGTGCTTGATGCCCTGCGGGATGCGGTCCGGAAATGCATGTTTGGCATCTTCTACGTCGATAACGGCTCGGGCTTCGATAACGACATGGTGCGCGAGGTAGTAGATCGCCTCGGCGGCACGATGCAGCACTCAATCCCCTACAACAGTCAGGCCCGAGGGGTCTCCGAGCGCGGGCATCAGACTATCTGGGTGCGAGCGGCTAAGAAACTGACTAGTTACATCGGTGCTGACATGGATAAGCACGTGGGAAGCAAGGTCCACCGGATCAGTCGCAAACAACTCAAAGAAGTAGGAGCAACCCGCTATCTACCGACTTTCGGCGAATTCATGGCCGGGGTTGAGGATGAAATATCCACCTACAACAAAACTCCTCATAGGGGACTGGAAAAGTTTAGAGATCCGCTTACAGGAGCTTTACGCCACCCAAGCCCCGACGAGGCATGGCAAGCCGCAATAGAACAAGGCTGGGAGCCGGTTGTGGCCCCTCCTGAGTTGATCGAGTCGCTGATGCGTCCTCAGGTCATACGCAAGACGCATCGAGGAGAAATTCAATGGATGAACCAGACGTATTTCCTCAACGATTTACGGTCCTTGCATGGGCAAGAAATACGGCTTGCCTATGACGTTAGAGATGCTGGGCGCGTTTGGGCATATGCGTTAGAGGGCGAGCTTATCGGTGAGGCGCTGCTGGATGGAAACGCCTCGGACTATATGCCGATGAGCCTTTTGGAGCGTAGCCGTGAAAAACGCCAACAGGGCCAGCTCAAGCGGGGTATGGACAAGCTGGAGACGCTGACAGGACACCGGGTCGAAATGATCGCCCCAACGACTAGACCCTCGGCAACGCTCACCAGTGAACAGCTTATCGAAGCTCAGGAGTATGCACAGGCGTTAGACGCGCAGAGGCCGCAATTCAATGTGCCAGGGGATGACGTGGCGCGTTACAGGCTCTGGGTCAAGCTCGATGAGCAATTGAGGTCTGGGAAGGAGTTAACCGCTGAGGAAGCCAAGTGGTGGAAGGCATATCCCAACCATCCGGACTTCTCAGCGATTAAAGAAGTGTTTCAACACGTGGGGTGACTCCCACGCTTTCAGCAGTAAACGAGCCGGCAAGCTCGTCTTTAAGGAGATAAAACACAATGAGTGTAACCAAAATCGTTCCATTAACAAATGTGGGCTTACTAGCGGGGGCAATTAAGCGAGCCCAGGCGCGCCCAGTGGGACTACCGGGCCTTGTAGCGATGTATGGACCAAGCGGGTTTGGTAAGAGTGTTGCGGCTGCTTACTCGGCTAATTTGCATCGGGCTTATTACGTCGAGTGTCGGGACGCCTGGAGCAAGAAGGCATTCCTGTTGGCAATTCTTCGGGAAATGTCCATTTTCCCAGCTAAAACCATGTCGGAAATGGTTGATCAGATCGCCGTTCAACTCTCTGCATCGATGCGGCCTCTGATTGTTGATGATGTGCAGTACCTGTTGGATAAGGCCGTGGCAAATGCGTTGACCGACATTTACAACGCCAGCCAAGGCACGATTGTTTTGATCGGTGAGGAACGGGTGCCTGCGTCGCTCGCGAAGCTAGAGCGCTTGCATAACAGGGTTCTTGAATGGGTTCCGGCTCAAGCCGCAACGCTGGATGACCTCAAGGCGTTGGCAAAGTCGACTTACCCTCAACTTGTCTTCGCAGATGATCTGTTGATAGACCTGAATCAAGCGACCCGGGGTTGTCTGCGTCGGGCGGCGGTGAACCTTTACAAAGTCCAATCTGAAGCATCGGCCATGATGCTGGATCGGGTTGACCTTCAGGCCTGGGGAAAGCGTGGATGGTTCAATGGCGACGCTCCGTCTCGGAGGGCTAGCTAATGACTAAGACCACTCAACTCAGCGTATCCGGCGGCAAAGTTGCTAAGCAGCATATGTGGGAGGCTGTCAGGGCGAATAAGGCCGGTTTCTCCCTGCGCATGATTGCTTCGGCATCAGGGCAACCCATAGCTCAAGTAAAGGCTTACGTCCTGGCTATGCGGAATGCTCAGCTTGTCGAAGTTTTCGACGAAAGTGGCGACGCGAAGGACCATCGTTGGCGATTGGTACGCGACGAGGGGGCCGACTATCCGCGAGTGCGGTCCAATGGGCAGCGCTCCACTCACGGCCTTGGCCTGGAAAACCTTTGGCGTGCAATGCGCATCATGAAAAGAATGACTGCTGCTGATGCTGCACAGATGGCGAGTGTTAACGGGGTGCGCGTTACTCAGGCATACGCCCTTAACTATTTCGTCCTACTGGTGAAAGCAGGTTATCTGGTCGCAAGTAGCAAAGAATCCAAGCGCGAACAAACATTTGAATTTGTACCAGGAATGAATACAGGGCCGAAACACCCCGTTATTCAACGGTTGGAGTCTATCAAGGTATTCGATTCGAACACCGAAGCGCTGGTATACGCCAAAGAAACTACAGGAGGCGTATCGACTGCTTCTGAACCTAGCAATGATATGGAACAGGAGAATCTTCGCCTGCGTCAGCTGGTTTCGGAGTTTGTTGATACTGGCGATAAAGCTCCGACTCCTAGCTTGCTTCAACGTGCTTTGTTGGAGCTTGCAGAATGAAGCAGATCGATATTTCTGCATGGGGTAGTGAGCCGCCACTGTTCATTAAATTGCTTGCAGCAGAAGTGGCAGTTAGTAATCGCACTCGGGCGGCCCGGCGAATTGGCCTGAGTCGTACCGCTGTAAGTTTGATCCTGGTTAACAAGTACAGGAGCAAAAGCACAGCGGGTGTTGAGCGCCGTGTTCTTGATTCACTTGGGCGTATTGAATGTGTTGCATTCAGTGAGACAGTGACAATCGAACAATGCCAAAGCTACCGCGAAAAGGTGGCCCCAACTCATAACCCACAAGCTATGCAGCACTGGCGAGCATGTCAGCACTGCCCCTATAACCCGTCATGTGCAGGTGCCGGAAATGCAACAGTCCACTGAGATTGCTCAAGTTCCCGTTGCTCGCGTCCAGTTCTACATAGCCGGTCGTAGGCTGATCCGGATCTATGCGGAAGGAAAGTGCGTGGGCTTTTCCGAAACTTACAAGTTCGCTCAAATCAAAGCGGCCGAGTTTGAAAAGGCGGCCGTTAAGCAGGAGGTTCACTGATGCGGACTCGCTGCCCTAACTGTGGAACCACTTTAAGCCTCGATGCGCTAATTGCACATGATGGTGCCAGAGACGCTTTAGGTGTCGCTTTTAAGTTGTCCGGCCAGCTCGGAAATACTCTGGTTCGTTATATCGGGTTGTTCAGACCTGAAACCCGCGAACTGACGATGGATCGAGTGGGGAAACTTCTGAATGAGTTGCTGCCGGACCTGCAAGCACAGCGCATTGAACGCAATGGAATCGTATTCAATGCGCCCCCGGCTTGCTGGGTTTGGGCGATAGAGCAAGCCGTGGCCGCTCGCGATGCTGGACGGCTGATGACTCCACTGAAGGGGCATGGCTGGCTTTATCAGGTCATGACTCAGTGGCAAGGAGAAACAACTGCGGTTACTGCTCTGCCGGAGTCTTTGCCAGCGAGGCAAATGCCTTCCGCTCGGCCTAGTCAGACAACGGCGGCATTGGCCGCATTACAGGGGCGGTTGAATGGCGGATGACTGGCTTGAGCGTGAGGTGATTGCCGGACTAATGGGGCTAGTTGCTTTGCGTCTGGATGGCGCCCCGGCAGCCGACGCCATCACCCTCACTCTTGATATCTGGTTGGTAGCTCTGAAAAAGGCTCAGCGCTGGAACGAAGAACAGGACAGCGGTCGAGTTAAGTCTGCATTTGAAACGCTGTTCGCAAACTGCGAGCGATGGCCCGCACCAGCGAGCCTTATACGAGAACTACCGGTCCGGCAGGGGCAGCAAACTTTGCCTAAACCAGCCCTTACAGATCAACAACGAGCGAATGGTCGCCGCCGAATTGGCGAAATCTTAGACGGCCTGAAGCACGGCAACACCAAACTCAAGACGAATATGGAGCATCAGAAAATATGAATATTCCGGAAGGATTTCGCCAGGACGCCAAAGGGCATTTGGTCCCGGTGGACTTGATCAAGCCAATCGACTTGGCACGTGACGAACTGGTCACTGATCTTGTCGGCAAGGCTCGCGAACTGTCCAAGGCGCTGGCTCTTTTCAAGGGGCAGGCATTTGGCGATATCAAGGCATTTATCGAAATGTCGGCCGAACAATACAAGGCCAGTATTGGAGGGAAGAAAGGGAATGTCTCTTTGCTGACGTTCGATGGCCGTTACAAGGTAATCCATGCTGTAGCGGACTCAATCAAGTTCGATGAGCGCCTTCAAGCAGCCCGGGTTCTTATCGATGAATGTGCCGCTGAGTGGACGCAGGACGCCCGAAGTGAGGTGCGCGTCCTGGTTAATGAGGCGTTTCGGACAGACAAAGCCGGTGAAATCAGCACTGGCCGCGTGTTGGGCCTGCGCCGTCTTGAGATCAAGGACGAACGATGGCAACGGGCGATGCAAGCTATTGGTGAAGCTGTCCAGGTGGTTGGTTCAAAGAGCTATATCCGGGTCTATGAGCGCATTGGCGATTCCGACCAGTACGCGCCTATCCCCCTGGATATCGCGAGCATTTTTGTTTCGGACGCAGTGCCGCCGACGATGCATTGAACAGCTCGATTGCTCCAGAAAAAGCCAACCAATACAGACCAATAGCGAGAACAGTTCAAATGGCCAAGTTTCAAATCACAGTAGAAGACGGCGCCGATGGCGTTTCCATCTCCGTAGACAACCAGAACCAGCTCAACAGCAGCAAGGCTGGACAGGTCGCCAATGTCCTGGTTCAGAACGCCCGGCTTATCGCCCGCATCCCGCTTGAAGGTGCAGCCCGTCACATGGGCGGTTGTACATGTGAGGTCTGCCAAGCAATGCGCGAGAAGATGATATTCAACCCAACTATCCATTGAGCGAAACCGCCCCGGGCAACTAGGGCGGTCTATCCGGTGTGGCGTTCGGATACTGATGAGCTGCCGAGGAAGTAAAGGAGAAAGGAGAAAATGAATCGACGTAATTTACAGCTATCGAAGATCCACATAGCCAAGAAGGACCAAGGGCTAGACGACGAAACTTATCGGGCCTTACTCAAACGTGTTGCGAATGTCACCTCTGCGAAAGACCTCACTCCGCGTCAAATAGGCGCTGTGCTGGCCGAGTTTGAACGGCTCGGCTGGCAACCCAAGGCCAAGCCCAAAAGCAATGGGCGTGCTGCTCCGAACGTTGCCCCCGACCGCCAGAAACTCGTTGGAAAAATTGAGGCGTTTATGGCCGAGGCTGGCCGCCCTTGGGAGTATGCGGATGGCATGGCATTACGCATGTTCAAGGTTGAGCGGGTCGAGTGGCTGAACGCAAAACAGTTGGGCAGCCTGGTTTCGGCCTTGACCTACGATGCGCAACGAAACGGGAGGCCGACTCAGTGAGCAATGAACAGTTGTTTCCCGATGACAGCGACAGGCTAGACCCGAATAAAGTCCTGGCTCATATGGAAGACCCGGCCGTTATCACTCGGTGGGAGGGGACGCTTAAGGAAATGGTCGAGATTGCCGAGGCAGAATTGAATAGCAAGCTCCACAGCACCCCGGAGGTGGTGCCAGAGATCGCAAGATCAGTAGTGTTTGCCATCTGTGACACCATGGGCGGATCGGTGATTTACCTACCCAGGGGGGATGCGTTAAAGAAGGCAATGCGAGACGCGGCAATCTTTCGGGCGTGGCGTGACCACAACGCCCCGATATCAACCTTGGTTCGCAGGTACAAACTTGCGTCGCAAACGATATATGAGATCATCGCGCGCCAGCGGGCCTTGCATCGTCGCAACGAGCCTGACCTATTTGGCTTTGAAGACGGGACGGTCCATTAATGATGGGTTTGAGAGGGGTGTTAGTGGTTTCGGCGCTGTACGTGTCGACGGTCTGCTCGGCACAGGAACCTAACACTGCTCTCAAGGACGATTTGAGCCTTGCCAAATCGAACCAAGCTCTGGCCCAAGAGCTTTGGGTAAAAAATCGTGATGCCTGTATGACCCGTGATACCTCCGTCCTGGCGGAGGTTATGCGCTCTGCAAACAAGCAGCTTCACGCTCAAAAGGCGTTGGCTGCTTCAGCCTATCCCGGTTGTCGACAAATGCTCAGTGATGTTCTGTTTATCAACGGTGGCTGCTACACCGGCAAGCTGTCTCAAGGCGAACTGGATCGCTCTCGGACAAACTGGGAGAAGGACAGCGCCGCATGCTCAACTCAGATCGAAAATCCGTCAGCTTCCTCCGCTGACTCTGAAGTTCAGTCAGAAGCCGAATGGGAGGCGCAACAGCGCCGTGAGGGAGCGTCCGAGGACGATATAAAAACGATGAAAGCCATTCGCGCTTTGTAACTCAATAGCCCCCCTAAAGCCCCGCTCAGTCCGGGGCTTTTTCTTGCGCGTGCAAGAAACACAACCCCTCCTTGCTGTAAGCGAATCTAGCCCGGACCCCAACTCCGGCAGGCTCGCAAATGTCCTTTTTCCCTCGTTCGTCCAGGCAGTACGCCGAGCTTGTTATTGCAGAGCCTTTCACATCTGAGGTTAAGGCGCTGATGGACAGGTGCCCTCCGGAGTGGCGCGCAAGTGTCGAGCTAATCGTGGCAAGTCATGAGCGCCGGGTTGCCGAGTACGTAAGGCAGAAAGAGAAGTTACGGCCTAAGGACGGCCAGTCTTCGCCGTGTCTCGGTACATACAAGGCCGCAGAAACTGTACGGGGTGATCCCGTTATCGCTGCTCGTTCGCTTGCAGGTATCCGCGCCTCACTTCAATCAACTCAGGAATCTCACTGATGGCTTTCTTTCATCGGCGTCCGCGTGCGCCACGAATGACCTTTTGGTCACTGATCACTGTTGTTCTGCTGCTCTGTCTGGCCCTGGTCGCCCCAACCAAAATGGTCGTTGTCCTCTACAAAGCGGGCTTGGTCACTCTTGGCGGTGTGCTGGGCTACTGGATCGACCGGGCACTGTTTCCCTATGCGCGCCCGGATCAAGTCTTGCCGGGTGATCGAGCGTTGGCGGGAATGCGCCGGGCCTTGGTGGTACTGGCCTGCATTCTCGGTCTGACGCTGGGGCTCTGACTATGCGCCCCCTTCGGACCTGTTCCTCTTTCATGTTCCTGATCCTGGTGGTCGGTGTTGCCCTGTTCGGCCGTGCGAAGGCTGAAGTTCCCCCGCAGGCTGAACACTACCGGCGAGACTTGACTCGTATTGCCCAGGCCGAATGGGGGCTTGATGCTCCTGTGGCGATGTTCGCGGCGCAGATCCATCAGGAAAGCCGCTGGAAGTTCGACGCAAAGTCACCGGTCGGTGCCCAGGGCCTGGGTCAGGTGATGCCTACAACTGCCACTTGGCTGGCGCAAACCTTCCCTAAGGCGCTGGGCAAGATCGAGCCCTATAACCCGATGTGGTCGATGCAGGCGCTGGTCAGCTATGACCGTTGGCTTGCCAGTCGGGTTAAGGCCCGCAACACCTGCGATCGGAACGCCATGATTCTCTCCTCTTACAACGGGGGGCTTGGTTGGGTGATCCGAGATCGAAAGTTGGCTTCGGCTTCGGGTGCTGATCCGCTGGTCTGGTTCAACTCAGTCGAGCGTTTTAACGATGGCCGCTCGGCCGCAGCGTTCAAAGAAAACCGCCAATACCCACGCCTGATCTTGTTGCGTTGGGAGCCTGTGTACATCGCTGAAGGGTGGGGCCTGGGAGGCTGCCAATGAGGTCTCTTGCTGGGCTGGCAGTGCCTTTTCTTCTGCTTCTTGGCGTGTCCGCTGCTGTTGCGTTCACGCTGAATCTTAATCAGCAAGAAGGTTATGAGCGGGGTTATGAGGTCGCGAAAGGAGAGGGAGAAGTGGCCCTAGGAAAGCTCCGCTTGGAAGTCACGAACGAAAAGAAAGAAGCCGCAGAGAGGGCGGCTAAGGAACTGGCCGCAGAGAAACAGCGCGGGGATGTTCTGGCGCTTCAACTCACGAACAAAAGTCTTGAGCTACGGAAAAATACCGAACGGCTCACCGGGGAGATTCAACGTGTCACGACTCTTTATCGCCGCGCCCTGGACGCGCCGCCTGAGCCTCTGCCTGTGGCTGTTTTCACTGTTGGCTTTGTCCGCGTGTGGAACCAAGCCCTTACCTCCGGCGCTATGCCTGCCAGCCAGTCCGCCAGCGGAGCTACTTCAAAAGGCGGTGGAGCCGGAGCCATTGAACAGCTCCCTGCAGGCATAACGCCTGCCGACCTTCTGACTAACCATGTACGCAACAGCGAAAGCTCCGCTAAGTGCCGCGCCCAGCTGAATAGCCTTATCGAGTGGAACACCCATGGACGTAACTGACCGCGCATCCGTAGTTGAGGAAGCGAACCGAGAGGCCGCTATTGCGGCGCATTTGGCACAGGCCCGCAAGCCTATAGGCGTATCGGCGCTGGAATGTGTGGACTGCGGGCTGGAGATCCCCGAGGGGCGTCGTCTTGCTGTTCCAGGCGTGATGCTCTGCATTGATTGCCAAGACGTACACGAACGGTTGTCGCGCCAATGACGACTATTGAACTGCCCCTGTGGCAGATGATCGGCATTACCGCCACGGTGCTGGCGATGTTCGCGGGCCTGGTCAAGCTCCTGTTGGCGCAGATGGAAAGCAGGCTGGAACAGCGCTTCTCCATGATGGACAAGCGCTTTGAGGGAGTAAGCAAGGACTCAGAACGATTGCGCGATGTAGAGCTACGCCTGGAACGGCTCAAGGGTGAGATGCCTTTGCACTACGTCCAGCGCGAGGACTATGTCCGCAATCAAACCGTATTGGAGGCCAAGCTGGATGCCTTGGCCTTGAAGCTTGAAAACGTACAGCTCAAGGGAGCCCGTGAATGATTTCTGATCCTGCCAAGGTACGGCGCGAATCGCTGCGCTGGTACATCCTCCTCACTCTCAACACTTCCCGGCCAGTGGACCCTCATGAGGCCGTGGTGCTTTCGACTATCCAGGGCATCTATCCAGACGCCACGCAATTGGAATTGCGGCGTGAGCTGGACTATCTGGCTGATCGCTCATTGGTCACGCTGCAGAAAAGCCCTTCCGGTGCGTGGGTCTGTGGGCTGACTCACTACGGCGTTGATATCGTGGAGTACTCGATTGAGTGCCGTCCGGGTATCGCTCGCCCTGAAAAATACTGGTCGTGACCATGCCGCCGAGAAGCAAGGTCGCCGGACTTCCACCCGAGGTTAAAGAGTGGCTTGACCAAGCACTGGTTGAGTCGAATTTCTCAGGTTATGAGGCGCTATCGTCCGAGCTGGGGAGCCGGGGCTACTCCATTGGAAAAAGCGCGCTGCATCGTTATGGCTCTGAGTTTGAGGTCAAGCTCGCGTCGTTGAAGATGGCTTCAGAGCAGGCTAAGGCGGTGGTACAGGCTGCGCCGGATGATGAGGGCGCAGTCAATGAGGCGCTGATGCGTTTGGTCCAGGAGCATCTGTTTAAGCTGTTGATGACCGACAACAAACCTATTGACTTGCCAAAGGTGGCAAAGGCGGTCGCTGAGCTTGGCAGGGCCTCTGTCGTACAGAAGAAATGGCAAGCTGAAGTGCGCGACAAGGCGGCGGCCGCTGCTGACAAGGTTGAGAAAATCGCCAAGAAAGGTGGTCTGGACGCTAAGACCGTGGACCAGATCCGGCGTTCTATTTTGGGCGTGGCCTCATGAGTGGGCGGTTCCTGTTCGCAAGTTGGGCGCTGAAATGACCAACACTGTTTCCCCGCTCCAGGAGGTGCTGTCCGGTGAGTACCTGCCCCTCACTCCTGCCGTGTTGCTGGAATACCAGAAGAACTGGATAGGCATTCGCGCTCCCCTGAAGGTCGGCGAGAAGTCCCGGCGTATTGGTTTGACCTGGGCTGAGGCTGCCGACAATGTCTTGGTGGCAGCTTCCTCAAAGGAGGCGGGCGGCCAGACTGTCTACTATCTCGGCTACAACCAGGACATGACGGTGGAATATATCCAGGCTTGCGGAATGTGGGCGCGGGCCTACGACTACGCAGCAAGTGAAATTGAAGAGGGGATTTGGCCGGACGAAGATCCGGACAAGAACATAAAGACCTACACCATCACCTTTCCCAGTGGGCTCCGCATCGTTGCACTGACCAGCCGACCGTCCAACCTTCGGGGGCGACAGGGTGTTGTCGTGATTGATGAGGCAGCGTTTCACCAGGATCTAGCTGAGCTGTTGAAGGCCGCGCTTGCGCTACTGATCTGGGGTGGTGAGGTCCATGTGATCAGCACTCACGATGGAACAGAAAACGCTTTCAATGAGCTGATCAATGATATTCGTGCAGGCAAGCGCAAGGGCGAGCTGTTCCGTTGTGAGTTCCGTGACGCTGTAGCGGATGGGCTTTATCAGCGGGTTTGCTTGCGCAAGGGCATTGAATACAAGGCTGAGGAAGAAGCCGCCTGGGTCCAGGACGTCTACGACTTCTATGGTGACGCTGCCGAGGAGGAGCTTGATTGCGTGCCGTCTCAGGGCGGGGGTGCTTTTCTGAGTATGGCCCTGGTCGAGCAGCGGAGTAATCGCAATGTCCAGGTGCTGCGCCTGAACTGCCCGCAAGGCTATGAAACTCTAGATGCTCATGTCCGTCAGGTTGAGTGTCTGGAGTGGTGTGAAGAGCATTTAAAACCGTTGCTTGAGGCCATTCCCAAGGACGTGCAAAGCCATTACGGAATGGACTTTGCCCGCACGGGCGACCTTTCGGTGATCTGGCCCCAGGTTAAAGAGCAGGATCTGCGCAAGCGTGTGGTGTTTGTCATTGAGCTGCGTAACACCCCCTTTGCACAGCAGGAACAGATTCTGTTCTACATGGCTGATCGTCTGCCCAACTTGCTCAAGGGAGCCCATGACGCCAGGGGCAACGGTTCGCAGATCGCTGAAAGCGCTGCCGTTCGCTATGGGTTTAACCGCATCGAGCGGGTAATGCTGACCGAGGGCTGGTATCGCGAACACACGCCACCTTTCAAGGCTGCCCTAGAGGACGGCACCTTGTATGACATCCCGGCCGACAAAGATGTCAGCAGTGATCTACGTGCCTTCCGCATGGTCCGGGGTGTGGCCCGCATCCCAGATAAACGCACCAACGACAAAGGCGAAAAGTCCGGCGGCAAGCGCCACGGCGACGCAGGTATTGCAGCGTTGTTGGCTGACTTTGCTTCGCGTCAGGAAGTCGAGATCTTCGAATATCACCGAGTCCAACCAAACGCTGTGCAAGATCGAAAGGTCACGCTCGGCGCCGGTTGGCGCTCACAGAAGGGCATCTGGTAATGACACAGTCCAAAATAGTTGATCAGTACGGCCGCCCTATCGAGTACGACCGGCTTACAGAGGAGTTGGCGGCCCCGCGGTTGGCGGGAATTCGACAGGTTTGGCACCCCTCTGTTGCGAGTGGCCTTACACCCACGCGACTGGCGAGCATCCTTCAGGCTGCGAATGATGGTTCCGCCAATGACTATTTGACGTTGGCTGAGGAGATGGAGGAGCGTGATCCGCATTACGCTTCGGTCCTCGGCACACGCAAGCTGGCGGTCGCTGGTCTGAACATCCGTATTGAAGCGGCAACAGACGAGGCGGAAGACGTGCGCCGTGCCGATGCGCTGCGGGAGGTGGTAGAGGCGCCCGAGTTCGGCGAGCTGCAAAGCGAAGCTGTGGACGCCCTGGGCAAGTCTTACTCGGTCAGTGAAATCATGTGGGACCGTAGCGGTAAGGTTTGGACTCCTGAGCGTTTCGAGCCCCGTGATCAGCGTTTCTTCCAGTTTGACCGCGAAACAGGCCGACAACTTCGGTTGCTCGATGAAGCAGATCCGGTCAATGGTATTGAGCTTGCCCCATACAAATTCATTGTCCATTACCCGCGTATTCGCTCCGGCCTGCCGATTCGTGGCGGGCTGGCGCGTGTCGCGGCAGTGGCCTACATGTGCAAGGCCTGGACCTGGAAGGACTGGATGGGGTTCGCCGATATCTACGGTATCCCTATGCGGGTTGGGCGCTATGGGCCGAATGCAAGCAAGGACGATATCAACACGTTAATGGCTGCTGTCGCCAACCTCGGCAGTGATGCAGCGGCAGTTATCCCTGACAGCATGCGGATTGATTTCACTCAGGCGGCCAATGTGGCTGGCGCGGGCGAGTTCTTTAAAGGATTGGCTGAGTGGTGGGATAAGCAGGTTAGTAAGGCTGTGGTCGGTCAGACAATGAGCGCCGACGATGGCGCCAGTTTGGCGCAGGCCCAGGTTCACAACGAGGTGCGCCTCGATCTCCTTGAGGCCGACGCCAAAGCACTCAGCAACACGTTGAACCGCCAGTTTGTCCGTCCGTTCTGTGATCTAAATTTTGCTCCTGGTCGAAAGTATCCGCGCCTGATTGTCGATGTACCCAAACCCGAGAATATCAAGCTGCTGATCGATGCCTTGGACAAGCTTGTCCCATTGGGTCTGGAGGTCGAGCAGTCAGTCGTGATGGATAAGTTAAACCTCCCAGCTCCTGCGCCTGGTGCCAAGTTGCTGGGTAAGCCAGTTAGTACACCACTGGCAACGGCGGCAAACCGCGAGCAGTCAGCTCAAGCGATGATTCAGAGAGACATTGTTGATAATCAGGTTGGCACGCTTGAAGCGGCGGCAATGGTGGGTATGGATGACATGGTTGAGGCCATACGTTCACTCTTGGAGTCGGTGGACTCCCTGGAGGAGTTTCGCGACCGACTGATCGAGGTATATCCGGAAATGAATGCTGATCAGTTGGCTGATGCTATGGCGGACGGGATGGCGGCCGCGAGCATGGCCGGACGGTATGACGTCCTGAGGGGCTTGTAATGGCTGTGTCTCACGGCTCCTTGCCCTTCCAGGAGCAGATAGATTACTTCCGGGGCAAGACGGACATTCCGTCCCGCACCTGGACCGACATTTATCAAGTCGAACATGATTGGGCGTTCGTGGTGGCCGGGACCACTAAGCGCTCCCTGTTGTCTGATATGCGGGGAGCGGTTGAAAAAGCCATCACAACAGGGTTGACGCTGGAGCAGTTCCGCAAGGACTTTGACCAGATCGTTAGCAAGCATGGCTGGCAGTACAACGGCGGCCTGGGATGGCGGAGCCGGGTGATCTATGAAACCAACTTGCGCCAGTCCTACAACGCAGGGCGTGAGGCTCAGATGGCTGATCCTGAGTTACGCAAGCGTCGACCCTTCGCCGTATACCGGCACGGGGACAGCGCGCACCCACGGCCACAACACTTGGCTTGGGATGGGACGGTGCTTCCCTTAGATGATCCATGGTGGGCGACTCACAGCCCCCAGAATGGTTGGGGTTGCAAGTGTAAAAAGTACATGCTCAGCCAGCGGGACGTTGATCGACAGGGGCTCAAGGTTGGGCCAGCTCCGGTCGTGGAGTATGAGAACCGGACCATTGGCATAAATAGCCCCAATGGCCCGCGTGTTGTCCGGGTGCCTAAAGGCATTGATCCTGGGTTTGATTTTGCTCCTGGTCAGTCTCGTTTGAATGCAGGCGTTCCACCGCTGCAAGCTTTCGATCCGTTGCCTGATCCAGGGTCACGGGCTAGCAGTGTGCAAGGCGCGGGCTTGCCCAATCGACGCGCTCCAGGTGCATTGCCTCCGGCGCGTGAAATGGCGGCTGACAGATTGCTGCCTTCAGGCCTCTCTGATGTTGAATATGTGGATCGCTTTCTTGCTGAGTTCGGTGCCGCAGAGCGGGCGCCAGTGGTGTTCAAAGATGTGACGGGTGATGCTGTGGTGGTCGGTCGGGATTTGTTCACCAGTGCCAAAACCGGCGCTTTGAAGATCAGGAAGCGCGGCCATGCTCGCGAGCTGCTGTTGCTGGCTGACGCGATTAAAGATCCGGATGAGGTGTGGGTGCGGCTGGAATGGCTCTATTCACAGAACAGGGCAGTTGTCCGGCGCCGCTACATCTCCCGTTATCAAGTCGACGGTGAGCCCGTGCCTGCTTTGTCGGTGTTTGAGGTGGGGGATGACGGGTGGGATGGAGTTACGACATTTTCACCAGATGCCAATGATCCGGACTACCTGGAACAGCTGCGTATTGGTGTCCGGCTCTATCGTCGACCGCAGATCGAGAAGAAGTGAAACCGCGCGCCGCCACACGCGATTAATCCTGAGTGTAGGCCTGGAGGTCCTGGCGGGGACTGCTCACTCAATGGATGAATCTAGATAGTAGGAGGTGAGAGTGGCCGGTGCAATGCTTAATGTGGAACTGGACAACCGTCTGGCGGAGTCGGCTCTTGCTGAGTTACTGGAGCGAATGGGGGATCTGCGGACGCCCCTCCTGGACATTGCGGAATACTTGCATCAGTCCACTGACGACAGGTTTCGTCAACAGGTCGCGCCGGATGGGTCGCCCTGGGCTCCTCTGGCTCCGTCAACTATCGCAAGGAAGGGGTCGAACAAGATCCTTCGCCAGGATGGCAATCTGCAAGACACCCTTCGGCATAGTGTAAGTGGCAATGAACTGGCGTTCGGTACTGACCGCCCTTATGGGGCCATTCACCAGTTCGGTGGGAAAATTGAGCATGCGCCAAGGTCGCAGCAGGTTTACTTCAGCCACAAGAATGGAACTGTCGGCAATCGCTTTGTGAAGCGCAGCAAGTCCAATTTCGCGATGTGGACAACCCGGGGAGCGCATGCGATGGAGTTACCGGCGCGTCCTTATATTGGTCTGTCGTCTGAGGATGACGCTGAGATCCTTTCCATCATCTCCGATTACCTTACTGGTGCTATGAATGGCGGGGCTTAGGAAAGCCCGCTGGCGACGTTTTGAGGGGCTTGCAGGTACAACCGGGGCGGGTGCTGGTCGAGGAAAGCGTTAGACATGCGTTAGATTTGCTTGTGGGGCTATGGCTGCATGATAGATGCAGCAGAATTTCGGCGCCTGCGTATAAAATGGCCCTTCGCTGTACTCCGTAGCACCTCAACTCTATTTGGTTTAAACCTTAAACCGCCCTGAAACTCCCTATCGAATTCAGCCGCTCAAACTGGCGGCATGAAAAGAACACTTCTCGCACTCAATACTGACCTCTCCGCCACCATCACCGATGGTCAGGCGCCCGAGTGGGTCGAACTCATTCCGCCTGGACCGAATGTCACTGGCCGAGATGGTCGTCAGTGGGTGTTCGATGAGCTGGCGGCCAGCCAAGTCCAATCCAGCTTTATTGGCCGTTCCATCGATCTTCCAATCGATTGGGAGCATGCCACCCAGCACCGGGCGCCAAAAGGCGAAGACGCACCAGCGGCAGCCTGGATCAAGCAAGTAGAAACCCGCGACGGCGCTCTTTGGGGGCGTGTTGATTGGACGCCCAGGGGTTCCGCCCAGGTTGTCAGTCGCGAGTATCGATTCCTTTCGCCTGTCTTCGACTATGACCCGCAAACCATGCGCATTGCCCTCTTGGTCAGCGCAGGGCTGACCAACAAGCCGAATTTCCTTCTGACCGCCCTCAACAATGAAAACCCGGAGATCACGCCAGTGAAACTGTCACCAGCGTTTCTGGCCCTGCTCGGCTTGCCCGATGCAGCGACCGAAGAACAGGCCATGTCGGCCGTTACTCAACTCAAAGCCACGGCTCAAGCCACCAATACCGAGCGCCTTGATCTGGCGCGCTTTGTTCCGCGTGCGGATTTCGACGCGATGGAGGGGCGCGCCGCCAATGCCGAGCAGCAGTTGGCCACGCACAAAAAAGCAGAGCACGACAAGGCCGTCGACGCGCTGCTTACCTCGGCCACCCAGGCCGGAAAGATCGTTCCGGCGACTGTCGACTACTACCGTGCGTCTTGCCATGACGAGGCGGGCCTGGAGCGCTTCAAGGCGTTTGTAGCAGCCGCTCCCACCGTGGGCACTCCTTCCGGCCTCGACAGCCGAAAGCCAGAAAGCACCTCTACGGCTCTCAACGCCGAAGAAAAGCAGGTCGCATCGTTGCTCGGTATGAGTGATGCGGAATTTCTCCAGGGCAAGGCGTAACCCAGCCCCTCAGCAAGGTACTACCCATGATTATTACTCCAGCGTCATTGGCGGCGCTTTACACGGCATTCAAGGCGGAGTTCCAGAAGGCTCAGGCTGCAACGCCAACTGACTGGCAGCGTATCGCAACGCTGGTCCCTTCTTCGTCGGCGAGCAACACCTATGGTTGGCTCGGCCAGTTCCCGAGTTTTCGGGAGTGGATTGGCGAGCGTGTTCTCAAAAACATGGCCGCCCACGGCTACACCATTACCAACAAGAGCTATGAAGCGTCGGTAGGGATTCCGCGCTCGGCCATCGAAGATGACGAGGTCGGCGTTTACAAGCCGCTGTTCGAAGAAATGGGGCGGGCTTCCACTACGCACCCTGACGAGCTGGTGTTCGGCTTGCTGAAGGCCGGGCAGTCCGAAAAGTGCTACGACGGTCAATACTTCTTCGACGTTGATCATCCGGTTTACGCCAGCAACGATGGCACCGGCACAGCTGTATCGGTAAGTAACTTTCAAGAGGGGACCGGCCCTGCGTGGTATCTGCTCGATGTGAGCCGCGCAATCAAGCCTCTGATCTTCCAGAAGCGCCGCGATTATGCGTTGAAGGCGATGACCAGCCTCGATGATGAAAGCGTGTTCATGCGTGATGAATACCGCTATGGCGTCGATGCGCGGGCTCAAGTCGGTTTCGGGTTCTGGCAGTTTGCCTATTGCTCGAAAGCCCCTCTCACCCCTGACAGCTATGGCGCTGCTCGTGCCGCCATGAAAGCCTTCAAGGGCGATGGCGGCCGACCATTGGGCGTCACTCCTGGACTCCTGGTCGTGCCTTCTGTTCTGGAGGGTAGTGCCCGCAAGATCCTGAAAAAAGACGCCGACGGTGGCAACGAGTGGGCAGGCACTGCCGAAGTCCTCGCGCCAAGCTGGCTGGATTAAGGGGGCGCTATGACCATCGTTATTGTTGCCAAGCATGATGGGTTCCGCCGTTGCGGTGTCGCCCACTCCAGCAAGAAAACCAAGTATCCCGACGATTTCTTCACCGAGGAGCAACTGCTGGCTTTGAGTAAAGAGCCCCAGTTGATTCTCGGTTATGAAGATGATGAACCCGGCCCGGGGGACCAACTCGATGGAAATCGTTCGGAAGCGTTGCCGCCGCAAGCGTCCAGCGCCCAGGAAGACGGCCAGTCGCAAGCGCCTCAAGCAATCGTTGCGCCCTTGGGCGGTGTTGTTGAACTGCCTGCTGTCCCAGCCGTAAGTCTCATTCCTTCGGATCAACTGTCAGGCCTGGAGAACGCCGCCAGCGTTCTAGATGGGCAGTCGTCGAGCGGCGACAGCGGGACGACTCAGGTTCTGGATGGCGCTCCTGGTCCTGTAGTCGATCAGCCGCAAGCCGAAGGCGAGCAAAGCAAGACCCGCAAGGCCCGAGGCGCAGCGAAATGAACATCTCACTGCCGTCCGCTAGTCAGCTTCTGTTTCGATTCGGGGCTCGCCAACTGACTCAAGTTGCAACACCTAGTGAACTGCTCCCTATCGAGCCTGAGCTATTGGTTGCCGCTGCGGCAGGCAAGCCGCTCAACGACTGGGAGCCTGAACAAGTTGAGACGGCTGTGGCTACGTTGGCACGGATCGCTGATGTAGTTACACGGGCGCGCAGTGAGGTTTCTTTCTATCTACGGTTTCGCCCCGCCAATGAAGATGCGCCCGCCTGGGTGGCGGACGACTTGGCGGAGATCGCTCGCTATCACTTGTATGACGACGCGGGCCGTGAAGACTCCACTGTTCGCGTCATTTACAAGGACGTGATCAGGCGCTTGGAGGCGCTGGCGGCAGAGGACAAGGAGCGCGGAGCGGCGGAAGGGGGGCAATCTAGATTCGAAATCACCAGCAACCCGAGACTCATGAGCCGTCGCACCCTGAGGGCTCTGTGATGTTGGGGGAGCTGGAGGATCTGATTGAGGCCCGACTCAAGGAGTTGTGCAAGACCTTGCAGCGCCTGAAGGTTGAAAGCTATGGCGGCGAATTGAGCGATCCGGATCTCTTGTCAGGGTTGTTGAATCGCTGCCCGGCAGTCCTGGTTATGGTGCCAAAGGCGGTGTTCAACCGGAAAAGCCAAGCACGTTACAGCGTGCCGATCACCTTCCGGTTGGTAATCGCCACCCGAAATGCTCGCAGCGAACGGGATACCCGGCGCGGTGGCACCGGCTCAGAAATTGGCAGCTATGCACTTTGGGAAGCCTGTATGCACCAACTGGTGGATTGGCAACCCTGGGAGGGCAGAGCCGCTATCAGGCCAACCGAGCTTTCAAACCTGATCAATGGGAAGTTTGCGAGCGATCACCTGTCAGTCCTGGGCCAGTCATTTGTCATTGAATTGGATTGGGAAAAGCCCGCTCAAGCGCTGCCGGAACTCCTCGGCATCGACATGCAATACCACACGCCATCGGAGAATCCCGAGCCGGTGGCCACCGACACAATCGAACTGAGGGACGTGTAATGCACGTTATCGCTGCGCCAGGTTTGCTGGTGCCCAGGGAGTCAGACCCTTTGACGCGCATTGAGCCAGCTCCGGCCGATGCGGTCGAGGTTCCCGACACTTCGTATTACCGCCGCCGCGTTGCCGAGGGCGAGCTGCTGCTTGTTAAGAAGACGCGTAGCGGTGCCAAAAGCCCCGCAAAAGGAGCCGATGAATGAGCATTTCCTTTGACACCATTCCGGCATCGATCCGCAAGCCGGGTGCTTACTTTGAGTTCAACACCAGCTTGGCGGTGCGGACGCTGCCAACCAACAGGCAGAGCATTTGCTTGATTGTGCCCCTGGGGCCGAATGCAACGGTGCCAGCCAACGTGCCGACCCAGTTTTACAGCGCCGATGAGGCGGGTGAACTGTTCGGTCCGGTGGCGAAAGAAATGACTGAGGCCGCAATCAAAGCCTATCGCTATGTCGCCATCTCGGCCGTTGGCGTGGTGGTGGAAGGTGACGCAGAGCCGAACATTTCTGCCGCGCTGGATGCTACTGCGATGGGTGGATTCACTATCCTTGTTCCGGCGTGGTTCACCCAGTCGGCGCTCACTGCGTTGCGCACCCATATCCAGACTTACACCGACTCCATTGAGCAACAGAGCATCATCGGTGTAGCTGCATTGACTGGCACCTTGTCAGCCGCCACAACTTTGGCTGCTTCTTTGAACTCTGGCGCCATCACGTTGGCCGTTTTGCCAGGAACTGCATCGAGTCCGCGCCAAGTGGCGGCAGCCTATGCCGCAGTGATCGCCTCCGAAGAAGATCCAGCACGCCCGCTGAACACTCTTGTGCTGGGCGGTGTTCAAGCCCCGGGTATCACCAAGCGCCTTGGCCGAACTGAGCAAGAAACGGCGCTGGCTAATGGAGTAACGCCGCTGGAGGTGGGTGCGGGTGATGTTGTGCAAATTGTCCGAGCAGTCAGCACCTACACCAAGTCGGCGGCCGGTGCCAATGACGTTTCTCTGGTCGACCTGACCACTATTCGGACGCTCTATTACGTTCGCAATGCCTGTCGCGAGCGTGTCCGGCTGCGATTCCCCCGCTCCAAACTTTCCGTCAAAACTCCGGGGGCAGTGCGTGGCGAACTGCTCGATGTGCTCAAGAAGCTGGAGGAACTGGAGATCGTTGAAGAGGTTGACGCCAATGCCGCTGGCTTAGTGGTCGAGCGGTCGGCCCAGGACGTGAACCGTCTGAATGCCTCTATTCCGACCGATGTTGTTAACGGCTTGCACGTTTTCGCCGGTCGTATCGATCTGCTTTTGTAAGAGGTGACACCGAATGGCTGATAACTATGTGGGACAAATTGTCCTGGAGATCAATGGCACTGACTACGAAGTGACCAGCGTTGAGCCAAGCCTAAAGACTGGTCGCAAGGTCGTGAAAACCATGAACCGCACCGGTCGCCCAACTGGCACGGCAAAGGGTATTGAAGAGCATGAGTTGAAAATCTCTGTTCCGATTCCGAAAGCGGGTGAGCCCGATTGGCGCGCACTGATGGACGCCAAGTTGACCATCTATCCCCAGGATGGGGGCGGAAAGCGCCAATCCTGGACCGGCTGCTCACTGGCGGAAATGGGCTCCAAGTATCAGGTCGAGGGTGAGGCTACCCGGGATCTGACTATCACCGCGCTGAACTTCTACCTGGAATAACAAGATGACCGAAAAAGCGAGCAAACAATGGGACGGCCTGACCATAACCGGGTGTCTGGGTATCGGCGTTTATTACGCCGGAAGTCACCATAAGGATTTCACGTTACGGGCGCCGGTAACGGGTGATCTGATTAACGCCCAGCAGGAGTACCCGAGCGGCCCCCTGCAACTGATTACCGTGGACGTGTACCGGCGCCAGTTGCTGGCACTGGGGGATATTCCACAGGGGGCGCTAACTACAGAGCTTCTGTGTGGCGCCTTGCATGAGAGCGACCTCGCCATCATCGCCGACGCTGACGCCGAACTGGAAAAAAAGCTCAAGCCGCTGAGCGCGGTATCGCCGACTGGCGAAGGATCGAGCATGGGCTTGTCCGGAACGGCTACCGGCTAGACGAAATTCGCAAGATGACCAAGCCGGAAATAGAGGCCCGCATCGGGCTGATTATCGGCAAGGTCCAGGGCACACGCTACGTCGCCCAACGCAAGCGTGTACCGCTGCCTAAACCCAAGTAACGAAAGGCTCGGTTCCGGGCCTTTCTTGTATCTGCAAGACCTTCGGGGGTGTTGAATGAGTTCCGATCTGCGCGTCGCGCTTCGTATACAGGCCCATTCGGGCAACAGTAGGCGCGAGGTCGAGATGCTCAACCGTGACTTGCGCAAAGCAGGTAAGGAGGGGGCAAAGTCCCTGGCCGATGAAGCATGGAAGGCTGGCGCGGCTGTTACCAAGATCGGCCAAGCCGGGGCGGTTAGCTACAAGACCATGCGTAGCTCGATGCGCGAGACAGCAAAGGCCGGGGCTGATACTCGATTCGAATTCACCAAGACCACGGCCGAACTGAAAGAGATGGCTAATGCTGCTCGTACAGCCGCCCGCAATGCAAAAACCGAGTTGAGCGGGGCTGATAGGCAAGGTGTGCAGCCTTTGCGCCAAAGCGTTGAGCGCACTGAGTCGGCTTTTCGGCGTTTGGCTCAGAATGGTGGCCGCAACCTGCGAGCCCTCAAGACTATAGCTGCTGGTGTGCGTCAGGAGTTTGACCGACTTAAAGGCTTCGGTAGCTCCGCTCAGGGCCAACTAGCTGGACTTGGCTTGGGGGTAGGAGTTGTTGCTGGCCTGACGGGTAGCGCTCGATTAGACCGCCAGTTGATCCGCACCAAGCAAACCGCCGACATGTCACCCGAGGAGAAAGAGGATTGGAAGCGTGAGGGCTTCCGGATCGCCACCGACTACGGCATCAGTCGGGAGGATGTGGACAGCGGTTTCAATACGCTCATTGCATCCGGGGTCAAGTATGACCCGGCCAAGAAGACAGCCGATGCCATCGGGCAGGCAACCGCCGTCACAGGTGCGGACTCTGCCGTTTTGGGTAAGGCGGTTGTAGCAGCGGCTAGTGCATTCAATATCGACTTAAACAAGGCCGACGCGGCCCTTGATCTCCTGCAAAAAATGACAGTCGCTGGTCGTTTGGGAAATGCCGAGTTGGAGAACCTGTCCGACCTGTTTCCGAAAATTGGCGGTGTTGCGTCTGCGGCAGGTATGTCCATTGAGCAGGCCCTGGCCTTTACCGAGGCGCTTTCTAAGGTGGAGTTGCAACCTGACCGGCTGGGGACTTTGGCGGAGTCGACCCTACGAGTTTTCAGCAACAAGCAATACCGGGATCAGATCACTAAGGCTAGTGGTGTTCAGTTCTTCAACAAGAAGGATGGCAGCTCCAGAAACCCAATGGAGGTTTTCGAAGATCTGAAAAGGAAGTACAGCGCGATGAAAACCGATGAGCAGCGCGCCAAGTTCATGGGCATTGTCTTTAAAGGCATGGACCAGGACACCGTTCGTGGCATGCGCAGCATGCTGACTGGCGAACGCCTCGACGACTTCAAGTCAGGGGCCAAAGAGCTGGAAACCTCCTCGCCGATCTTCAATCGCGACCTGAAGGAAAACACCCATAGCGCCAGTGGCTCCGCTGCCCGCGTTAAAGCGACTCTGAATGAAGCAATTGACCGGATGGCAACCCCACTAAACAAAGGGCTAGCAGATATGGGGAACTATCTGCTCGATGACCTGAACCTGTCCGGAGAGCAGATGCTACTCGGTGGTGCAGCCTTGGGGGTTGGCGGCTATTACGCGGGGCGTGGTGCCAAAGCAGGCGCAGGGGCGCTGCTCAACAAGTTCATGGGGGGGCCTGAGACACTGAAGAACATTGCGGTTGGTAAGGTGTTGGAGGAGGCCACTGGCGTGAGTTCGGTTTTCGTCACCAACTGGCCTGCGCCCATGCTTGCGGGTGCAGGTCTGCCGGACCTGCCGGGCGGACAGCCTTCCCAGGGCAATGGCAAGCCGGGCGGGTTTATAGCGCCCTGGCTTGCTCCAGCGGCGCTTGCTTTCGGCACCACGCAAGTGGGGGGAGCCAGTGCCAGTACCGATGAGGGGCGACTGCGTGATGCTCAGCGTAGCGTGCTGCTCGATGACGGCCAGCGGGCCTATCAGACCGCGTTCTATCGCAACCGGATAGACCTCGCGGCACAGAACCCTGAGCAGTCCTCGGACTGGCTGTCGTCCCAGGCGCAACGCTTGACGCATCAGCAAACGGGCATGACGGCTGCGGGTCTGCCTATCGACGGCGCCAATCAGTGGGCGGCAGGTGTGGCAAACCGGGCTGTGAGCGCGGGAACTGAGACGCCTGCGGCCCAGGCCCGGCTACAGAGACTTCTTGATCAGCCCTTGGTGATCGAGCTGCGTATGGATTCGCACTTGATACAGGCTGAGGTTGAGCGCCGGACGGATATCCAGATGAGGCGCGGCCAATGAGTTGGGCAGAAACTTTGCTGGACGCATCCTTTCGGGGTGTTCCGATTCAGGTTGTTGAGGAGAGCGTACAGTGGCAGCGCTCTCTGGCTGAGCATGGCACCCCTTTTAAAGATGGAGACAGTGTCCGGGATCTTGGTCGGGGTGCGCGCCGCTTTCCCATGCAACTGGTGGTGTTCGGGGTCAACTATGAAATTGAGCTTCAGAACATTATTCGTGCTTTGGAGATTATCGGCCCTGGCGAGCTGATACACCCGATTTACGGCAGTCTGAGCGTCGTGTCTCAGAATGTCGAAATCAAGCATGTAGCGGATGCTCCTGATGCTGCCGTGGTTAGCTTGGTGTTCGTTGAGGACACACCAGACCTGCCGTTTTTCGCCCGGCAATTTGAGTTTGTCGATATCGGCGTTTTGGAGCCTGAAGATCAATACAGGTGGCAGGATGGGATATTCGACCTGTTCGGCCGAATCGATTCCCTGGTCGCTGAGATTCAGTCGTGGATTGGCGGGGGCTGGGTGGGGTTGATCGAGAAGGCGCTAGGGCTGCCGGGTATCTTCTTGCGCGTGCAGCAATTGCGCTCGCAGATTCTGGGAGTTGTATCTGGCGTTGCGTCAATGGCGAAACATCCATCGGCCGCGTTCGACCCGCTAAGCGACCTGTTTAGAACTCCAGCGCAAATCCGCAGTTCTGTACAGGGCAGCACTCCAAGCTCCTCATTGGCCTTGCTCTCGCGGTCTGGCATTCCAGCCGCCATGCCGGGCGGTGATGGTTTGACCACTGACGCTGCCAGGGTGGGAAACGGTTTTCTGATAAGCGCCCGCGAGGGCGTGGCTCCTGATGCGGGTCTGTTGCCGAATCGCATGCCTGATGACCCGGTGGAGGCCAGCGCCTTTTCCTTGGTCGTCCTGGTCGTCACTGAGCTGGCGGTTGCCCATGCTCAGGCGGTGGCAATCTTGATTGAGGCTGAAGCCAAGAAGCCAACGCTGAGCCCGGTGGAGGTCGAGGGGCTGGTTAACTTGGTGCGTTCGTTGGTCCAGGGCTCAATCCTGCTTCAGCGCCGCCTTTTCAGTGTCGAGGACTCGCGGCCAGTTATTGAGGCGCTACGCAACACCGCCGCCATGATTCAAGCCCGAGGCCGTCAGGTAATACTGCAAAGCCCGCCCATGATTGAGCGGGTTGTGCAGACGCCCGCAAGCCTTCGCCTGCTGGCCCACCGTTGGTACGGCGACCATGCGCGTTCAGTGGAACTGATTCGCCTTAATCCTGACCTCAAGAACCCCCATAACATCCCGGCTGGTAAGGTGCTGCGTGCTTATGCTGAATAACCCTATGCCATCCATTCGCCTGTCTATCGGTGGCTTGGCCCATGACTCATGGGACGGCTGGTCAGTCGAATCCGATTTGTTGACCCCGGCTGACGCTTTCGAGCTTGAGTTGCACACCAAGAACGCTTTGCGTCTCCCGGAGGTGATCAAGGAAGGGGCGCCGTGTTCGCTAACACTGGATGGCGACCGGGTTTTGACTGGGCAAATCGATGAGTTTGAACACGACATATCCCGCCGTGGTATTGCCATGCGGATCAACGGCCGGGACAACGCGGCGCCCCTGGTTGACTGCTCGGCGCCGTTTGTTTCGATGCGTGAGGCATCACTGGCGCAGATCCTGGAGCAGGTGGTTAAGCCGTTGGGGGCTTATCAAGTCGAGATCCGCGCAGACAAGGCCAAGACCAGGCGATTGGTCCAGGTGGAGCCCGGCCAGACCGCTTGGGAGGCGCTGTTACAGGTTTCTGAGGCAAATGGGCTATGGCCCTGGGTTGAGCCGGATGGTCGTTTGATCATCGGTGGGCCGGACTACACCGCGCCACCAGTCGGCACATTGGTACTGCGTGAGGACGGCATGGGCAACAACGTTGAGCGCTTGAGTGTTCGTCGATCAATTGCCAATCGATACAGCCAGATAACGGTCCTGGGCCAACACGGGCAGTACGACAACGACGGGCTTGATACCAAGCGTGCTCACCTGCGTTCGGTGATCCAGGACGAGACGCTGGCGCGTCGCGGGATCTTCCGTCCGAAGGTGGTAATCGATAGCTCCAGTGAGAACCAGGACATGGCCACGACCCGCGCCAGGAAGCTCCTCGCTGACAGCCGCTTGGAGGGCTTTGAAATACGCGCCATCGTCAAAGGGCATCGTGCCGACAATGGGCGGGTATGGGCTCCTGGACAGCGGGTAGTCGTCCGCAGTGAGCCGCATGGACTCAATGACACCTACTTTCTTATGTCACGCACCCTCAGGCTGTCCCGTGGTGAGGGGGAAATAACTGAGCTGCGCCTGCGTGAAGACAAGATGTGGGTGTTGGATGGCAACAAGTTGAAGAAGCACAAGGGCAAAACCAATGCCGATGCTGCGTTTATTCAGATGATCAGGGGGGCGTAATGGCCGATATGGGGCGTTTGGTGCGCGAGCAGGTCCGTCGCGTGATGTCTGGCTTTCGATTGCCCTTCCGGGCTGTTGCAGCTCGTAACACGCACGGCAAGCTGATTGGTGTGCAGATGCAAGGGCTGGCGGGTGAGGCGGTGGTGGGCGAGCAGTTCCAGTATTACGGCTTCAGCTCTGCGCCGCTGCCGGGTGCTGAGTACATCGTTATCCCGGTCGGTGGGAACAGCAAACACTCAGTAGTTGTTGCCAGTGAGGATGGGCGTTACCGATTGGCGCTGAAGGATGGGGAGGTTTCGCTGTACACCGATGAAGGTGATTGCGTTCATATGAAGCGTGGGCGGGTTATCGAGATTGTGACTGATGAGCTTGTTGTGAAGGCTCGGAATAAAATTCAGTTTGATACGCCGATGGTTGAAATCACCGGGGACCAGTATACGCAAGGCAGTATCAAGGCCGATGGTGAAATTTCGGACGGTGTGCGGAGCATGCAGGCAGATCGAGATATTTATAATCAACATGACCATGGTGGCGGCCCTAAGCCATCGCGCCCTCAGTGAAACTCTGCTATCTATTGGCGCTTGGATAGGGAGGAAACCACAGATGGAACATGCAGTTTGCAAGAATGATTTGATCACATATGACACGGTGGTTTTTCAGGCGCTACATCCTCATACGCTGCACAACTACAGGAGGAATCTGATTTGTCCTGAGTGTTGCCATAAGTCTTACTTTCGCAAAGCTTCTGGTGGGCGGGCTGCTTGTTTTGGTGCTTTTCATGGACCTGGCTGCACGCAGGCGTCGTCTATAAGTGATTGGAAATATGATGCTGCGGTAGATGACGACGCAAACTATAATCCACAGACTCATATAATCATTGACGTGCCGTGGGGTAATCCACAACTAACTCCAGCTCACTCGTTTGCTGACTATGTCCAGGATCAAAGAGGTGTCGTGTCTTTAGCTCAGGGGGCAGCTGGACCGGTTACGTTGCGTAGATCCTTGTCCTGGCTGCTAGATCGTTTGATGTCAGACAAATTCATTGGCGATACGCGAGTTTTGGATATCCCGGGTTATATTCAAGGAACCGCTGACGAGCTATTTGTCAGGTGTTCAGAGGTGAATTTACACAGATGCGAGCCTAATAAAATCTATGGTTTTTGGGGGCCGATCTACGAGGTGAATAGTAGAGGTTTCGGTGGGTATTATCTGAATAGTGGGGAGTGGTCTGAATTCAGTTTTCTGCTGAACTCTGATGAGTGCTCAGTTCTACACCAGATTCATGGGGCTGTAGCAGAGGACTTGGAGGGCGCGACGGTTCTGTTTTTCGGTAGATTGTTACCCAACGGCCACAACGCTCAAATTAATCCGGTACTGAGTGCTGTTAGGGTTCCTAACTAAATAGAACACCCTTAAACCGACCTGAAATAAGAAATGCCCTTTGTGCCTGCATCATCCATCCCATGGACGCAGGCATAAACTCAACTACTGGCGATTTAACGGGGCGGCGTATCAATACGCTTGCGAACGCCGTTTACATCCGTCTTATTACGCCACTCGGCACATGGTGGAAAGACCCAGCCCTGGGCTCACGCCTGTATGAACTTCGCCGCGAAAAGGATCTGCCCCGAGTGGGCATCCTGGCAAAGCAATACGCCGAGCAGGCCCTCAAGCCCCTGCTCGATGATGGTCGCGCCAAGAAGATCACCATCACCGCCGAGCAGCCCCATAACGGCTGGCTCGACCTGCAAATCGACATCATCGACGCCACCGGCAATCCGCAGGTGTTTCGCCAACCTGTAAGGGTGATTTGATATGGCCTTTTCTGCGCCATCCCTGGAAACCATTCTCGCCGCGATCTTGCGCGACATTCGCAACCTTCAGCCCGAGGCTGATATCGGCACCGACAGTGACAACTATGTGCGCTCTGCTGCCGTTGCTGCGGCTGTCGAGGGCCTGTATCAGAAGCTCGCCTGGGTGTATCGCCAGATCTTCCCAGACACCGCCGACGAAGAAGAACTGGTGCATGCGGCTGCCATTCGGGGAGTGCTGCGCAAGGGCGCTGTAGCGGCGACAGGGGCCGTCGCGCTGAAAGGTGCTGTAGGTGTCGAGTTGTTGCCAGGGGCCACCCTCACTCATGTTGTGACCGGCGAGAAGTTCGACGCATTAGCTAGCGCGACAATTGGCACCGATGGCACTGCAACCGTTCTTGTCCGGGCGCAGACTGTCGGCGCCCATCTCAACAAGCTGACCGGTGGCCTTGTACTCACCAGCCCGCCGTTGGGCATGGATTCGGCTGCCAGCTTCACTGGTGAGACTACCGGTGGTGATGATCAGGAAAAGACCGAGTCCTTGCTTGCCCGGCTCCTGGACCTCATACAGTCGCCGCCAGCAGGTGGCACGGCTTATGACTTCAAGCGCTGGGCCAGAAGCGTGGACGGTGTGGCAGATGCATTGGTGCTGCCCATGCGGCGTGGCGCGGGTACTGTCGACGTGGTGATCACCGCCAGCACCGGCACCCCATCGGCCGAAGTCATAGCCAACTGCAAGGAGTTCATCCTGGGCGAATGCTCGGTGATTGCCGATGTGTGGGTTTATGCCCCGGTGGTCCGCACAGTCGATTCCACAGCTCTGGTAGAGCTGGCGGACGGTTACAAGCTTGCTGACGTGCAAGTGGCCGCGCAGGCGGCGTACAACACTCTGTTAGGGGCGCTCAAGCCTCGCGAGATGCTCAAGCGCTCACAGATTGAGGCCATGCTCAACAATCTGGCCGGTGTTACAGATCGCTCAGTTACGGCCCCGGCCGGAAACGTCAAAGCTTCTGATGACGCCAGCCTGATCGGTTGGATTCGACCCGGCACCATCACACTGGGGCTGATGCAATGACAAGTCTTGCCGACCAGCTCCGGCTGCTGCTCCCGCCAGTTTCATATGACGGCTCGGCGCCCCGCCTATCGGCTGCCATCGAAGCCGAGGCCAACGCTCTGACACTGTCCGATGCTCAAGCCGAGGCGAATTACAGCGCCATTTTTGCCGACTCTGGAATGGGGCTTACCGACTGGGAGCGCGTGCTTGCCCTACCAGATCCTTGCCTTGTTGGTGTGCCGCAATCGGTTCGCCAGCGTGTGCAGGCGGTTGTCAGCAAGCTGCAAGGTCGTGGCGGTCAAAGTCGGTCTTTTTTTATCGCCCTGGCAAAGTCCCTGGGCTACGACATAACCATCGATACCTTTCGCCCAGCTCGTGCAGGCATAGCGCGAGCAGGTGACGCAATCAACGGCGGCGACTGGGCGTTCACATGGCGCGTCAACGCGCCAGCGGTCACGGTCAATCAGGCCGTTGCAGGAATCACAGGAGCGGGTGACCCGTTGGCTTCATGGGGCAATAAGCCACTGGAGTGCAGGCTCAATCAAATGAAACCCGCCGAATCCATTCTGCTGTTCGGTTACGGAGACAACTAATGCAAAAGATCGGTGCGAGTACCGCGTCGGCAAACGCTCTTGGTGAGTTTACCGAGGGAAACCCCGGAGCAGGTGTAGACGCTACGTTGCTCAAGGCAGCGTGGTTGAACGCGATACAGCGGGAACTTGTTCACATCGTCGAAGGGGCAGGCATGAGCCTGGATGCTGCTGACGATTCTCAGTTATTGAAGGCCATTCAGGCCATTCAAGCCATTGCAAACACATGGTCAAAGCTCAACGGTAAGCCGACAACTATTGCTGGCTTCGGAATTACTGATGCGTACACAAAACAAGAGACTAAATCAGAGATTCAGGCCCGAGTCGCGGATTTGGTCGCTTCCTCTCCGGCTGCGCTCGATACGCTCAAAGAGCTTGCCGACGCACTAGGCAACGATCCCAACTTCGCCGCGACGATGACAAGCGAGCTCGCGAACAAGGCAGCGAAAGCCACAACTCTTTCGGGCTATGGAATCACTGATGCCTACACCAAGACCCTGATGGACAATGCGTTGTCTGGCAAGGCCGCAAAAGCCACGACCCTTTCGGGTTATGGAATCACTGATGCCTACACCAAGACCGAAGCCGACGCCGCAATAAAAGCTCAGGCCACCGAAACCCAGCGCGGGGCTGTGAGGATCGCAACGATTACTGAGATGAATGCAGGGGTTGATGACTCGGCAGCTTTAACGGCTAAAAAGGCGAAATGGGGCTTTGCCATCAGCATAGGGGAAAATGGGTACATCGCTTTCCCGTCGTGGCTGGGCCGTTTTGTTGTGCAGTGGGGAACAACTACTGCTGCAAGCGTGACTTTTCCTTTGCAGTTTTCGGCGATCAGTCACCTAGATCTGAAGATTAACAACATGTACAGCAACAGTTCTCCCGCAGGCACTTATACGAACGTATCCGCATCATCGACAACCGGATTTTCAGTTACATCAGCGGCAGCGGGCACGGGACAGCTCAAATGGTTGGCGTTCGGAAACTACTAAGAGAGGTTTTCTATGATTTACGCAAAATGGATTGATGCTGACGCCCGCTTTGCTTTCTCTCTGACTGACAACGGTGGGCAACGCATCAGTGAGGGCGCCCGTGATGTGCTGCTGTTGAGTGAGTCTGCGGGCAAGCTCCTTGTACCAGATGAAAACGGCTTTCCGGTGGCTGTTGATGCTCCGGGACCAACAGATGAACAACTGGCTGATGAAGAGCGGTTTTGGCGTGATCAAGCGTTTTTGACTTCGTCCAGCATTCGAGATCGGCACCGTGACGAGCTAGAGCTTGGTAAACCCACAACGTTGTCTCCCGAGCAGTTCAAGGAATTGCTCACATACATGCAAGCGCTACGTGAGTGGCCTCAATCGTCAGATTTCCCGCTGTTTGAGTGTCGGCCAGCAGCTCCTGTTTGGCTTGAGTGGCTTAAATGACCGTCGCTTTGGGGCGGCTGTAGCCGTCTGCTTGCCCGCGTAAGCGGTTGTTACAACCTACACAGACATTGAATAGCAAGACGGCCACGAGCTGCCCCACAGAACGCCAACGAGTGTCTCCATACATGGGAACAACTCGTGGCAAAACAGAAACCCTCGTATCACCCGCCGCACCCCGGCATTTTCACCGCGCCAACAGCAGTGCAGCCCGGTTTCATTACTGGCACTGAGGCCATAGCAGGTTTTGGGCATCGCGACTTCTATATCGCGGTTATCCCCAGGGCTGACGCGGTTAGAATCATCAAGGCCAATCACTACTCAAGGCGCGTCGTCGCCAACAGCTTCATCCATTTAGGTGTTTGGGTGCATGGGGTTATGCGCGGCGTGTTGCAGTTTGGCTATGCCCTCAACCCGAGGGCTGCTGACAAGATCGTGGCAGGCACAGAGATAGGTCAGTACCTGGAGTTGAACCGCATGTGGCTCGATGACATCGCGCCGCATAACAGCGAAAGTCGTGCGCTAAGCTACTGCTTCAAATACATCAGGCGTGCATGCCCAACAGTGGCCTGGATTCAATCCTTTGCTGATGAGCGCTGTGGGGCTTGGGGCGTGGTTTATCAGGCCGCGAACTTCCACTACTTTGGACACCACTGGACAAGCTTCTACGAACTGGACGGCGAGACCTACCACAGCCAGCTATTAAGTCGGCACAAAGCAAGTGGCGGTCGGGCACAGTTCCTGCGCGAAAATCTGGATCGCGCAACGATCCATAGGCTCAGACAGTTCCGCTATATCTATTTGATTAAGCAGTCCTGGCTGAAGCGCTGCAAGGTCAGCCCGCTCCCGTATCCGAAGCCTGGCCAGCCGCTGCCCGGGCGGCGTAGGCATCGTCGGTTTACCCAGGTGCCAAACGCGGCGCAAAATTTGCCGCTGCGGCGCACGCCTCGCGGTGCCAATTAACGTGCAAAACGGTGCCAAAACCGGCGCGCGCTTACAGGCTTTTACCTGGCGGGCAAGCCGGTTGGCGCAACCGGCTTGCCCGCTCTGCATTCCGAGGGGCGCAAAGCCCCGGGCCAGAGCGGAATTCAGGTGGGTAGAATTTTTACTCTAAAAGTGACTATTAAAGTGTCTTGAGTCATTTTTGTGACTATTCAGGCCTTCTTTGGCTCTAGTCGGCCTTTTCCAAAGCTGCTACTCTCGGCGCGCTTTGTGACTTCTCGGCCTAAGTAAAAGCCAGACTCACCAACAATAGACACCAATAAAAAACACAGACAAATAATAATCGCATCAAATGCGGTGATGAATTCGCGTTGCTGAGGAGTGGGCTTCCATGATCGAAGACTTTTGGAAGGATAAGTACCCAGCTGGGATTGCTGCCGATATCAATCCAGACGAGTATCCGAATATTCAGGCGGTGTTGAAGCAGTCCTGCCAACGTTTCGCTAACAAACCGGCCTTTAGCAACCTCGGCAAGACAATCACCTACGGTGAACTGTACGAACTGTCCGGGGCCTTTGCCGCGTACCTGCAGCAGCATACCGATTTGCAGCCCGGCGATCGAATCGCCTTGCAACTGCCCAACCTGCTGCAATACCCGATCGCGGTATTCGGTGCGATCCGCGCCGGCCTGATCGTGGTCAATACCAACCCGCTGTACACCGCGCGGGAAATGGAACACCAATTCAACGACTCCGGCGCCAAGGCCCTGGTCTGCCTGGCCAACATGGCCCACCTGGCAGAGGCCGTGGTACCCAAGACCGGGGTCAGGCACGTGATCGTCACCGAAGTGGCGGACCTGCTGCCGCCGCTCAAGCGCCTGCTGATCAACAGCGTGGTCAAGTACGTGAAGAAGATGGTGCCGGCCTATCACCTGCCCCAGGCCGTCAAGTTCAATGACGTTCTGCGCAAGGGCCATGGCCAGCCAGTGCAGGAAGCCAACCCTGCCAGCAGCGACGTGGCAGTGCTGCAATATACCGGTGGCACCACCGGGGTCGCCAAGGGCGCCATGCTGACCCACCGCAACCTGGTGGCCAACATGCTGCAGTGCAAGGCGCTGATGGGCTCAAACCTCAATGAAGGCTGCGAGATCCTCATCACCCCGCTGCCGCTGTACCACATCTATGCGTTCACCTTCCATTGCATGGCCATCATGCTCATGGGCAACCACAACATCCTGATCAGCAACCCGCGGGACTTGCCGGCGATGGTCAAGGAACTGTCGAAGTGGAAGTTCAGCGGCTTTGTCGGCCTCAACACCCTGTTTGTCGCCCTGTGCAACAGTGAAGCGTTCCGCAAGCTGGATTTCTCGGCGCTGAAAGTCACCTTGTCCGGTGGCATGGCCCTGCAACTGGCGGCGGCCGAGCGTTGGAAGGAAGTGACCAACTGCCCGATCTGCGAAGGCTACGGCATGACCGAGACCAGCCCGGTGGCCACGGTCAACCCGATCCAGAACATCCAGATCGGCACCATCGGCATTCCGGTGCCTTCGACCCTGTGCCGGGTGGTGGACGACGCCGGGGAAGAGCTGCCCCTGGGCGAAGTCGGCGAACTGTGCGTGAAGGGCCCGCAGGTGATGAAGGGCTACTGGCAGCGCCAGGATGCCACCGATGAAGTCCTCAACAGCGAAGGCTGGCTGAAGACCGGTGATATCGCGCTGATCCAGCCCAATGGCTACATCCGCATCGTCGACCGCAAGAAGGACATGATTCTGGTCTCCGGTTTCAACGTCTATCCCAATGAGCTGGAAGACGTACTGGCCTCGCTGCCGGGCGTGCTGCAGTGCGCGGCGATCGGCGTGCCGGACGAGAAATCCGGTGAGACCATCAAGATCTTCATCGTGGTCAAGCCGGGCGTGACCCTGACCAAGGAGCAGGTGATGGCGCACATGCGTGCCAATGTCACCGGCTACAAGGTGCCCAAGGCTGTTGAGTTCCGCGATGCGTTGCCAACCACCAACGTCGGCAAGATCCTGCGCCGCGAGCTGCGTGACGAAGAGCTGAAGAAGCTCGGCGTGAAGAAGTAA